GCATGTGCTGGTGCTGGTCGTGGCGCTGGTGCAGGTGTCTTGGCTGCAGGTGCTGGTGCTGGCCGTGGCGCTGGTGCAGGTGTCTTGGCTGCAGGTGCTGGTGCAGGTGTCTTGGCTGCTGCGACGGTAGGTGCGTATTTACCAGCAAGAGCTGCGGTTGGTGCAGGAGTTTTTGCTACGGGTGCTGGCCGTGCAGGGGCAGGTGCTGGTGCTGGCCGTGGCGCTGGTGCAGGGGCAGGTCTAGGTGAACTAGATATTCCAAACCCCGATGTTTGGCTTGTTGAAGCACCCATTTTACTTTTGTCTTTTCTCTATTTTAAATTAAAAAACTTAAAGTCTTAATTTAGTCCAATAAGACTTAGTGATTTAATTAATTCCTAATGGTGCCCGTGGATTGCCAGCCGTAGGATAAAAGAACACTCGAAACACTTCCCGTGGAAATTCACGTTTTCATGGGTGAGTGGATGAATAGTCTTCAAGATCGCATGAACAATGCGGTTGATGGGGACTGTTTTTATCTGCCCACCATGATGCATCTTCATGCTTTCATGCTGCTCAAGGAGCAAAACTTTGCAGATAAAAACTTTAAAGTAGAGGTCAAGCAGTAAAAAACATGCCAAATAAAAAGCAGCAAGCTCTTAAGCCAGGTGAAATCCGACTCGATTACATCCCAATGGAGTGGCCGCTCACTCCACTTGGCGCCAAGAAGGATCCGTATGTCCAGGGTTGGCAAGGCAAACCGTTTAGCCGCAATGAAATTGAAGAAGAAATCCTGGGCGGCAAATGCAAAGCCGTCGGTCTACTCGGCGGCCCTGCTTACAATCAGCCTTATGGTTTGGTCTGGGTGGATGTTGATGGACCGAGCGTCTATCCGCTTATCGAATCAATCTCTAACCTCCCATTTGCAGAGGCACTTCCTGCAACTCTGACGATCCTCAGCGGTAAAGAAGGTCGTGAACGGAAGCTTTATAAGTTAAACCGGGAAAAACATAAGCATTTCGTTAGGAATAAATACACCTGGCACGGCGAGGCAAATCGCGAAAAACTTGAAATTCTATGGCGCAAGCACCAGGGTGTGCTCATGGGTCTGCACCCAGAAACGGAAGGTTATTACACAGCAGAAGACCAGGGCTTTGAGTGGGTAACAGAATTGACCGAGCTGCCGGACTGGCTGCTGAATGCCATCATTAATAAAAATGTCAAGCAAGGTGTTCCCGCCAAAGAGACCACTAGACTTGTCGGCCCTAACTTCGCCATCAACAGCGTCATTGAATTAGAACGTGACATCAAGCTGGCGACAGAAGCAACCTGGGGTATGCCTCCAGGAGCCGCTGATGATTACGACATTTGGATCACAGTTGGGCAGACGCTTCATTCATTGGATGAATCGCTGCTTGATGTATGGGACGACTGGTCGAAACAGTCGGATAAATACCGGGATGGCGAGTGCCACAGACGCTGGCTTTCGTTTAACCGGGACGGTGGTCGCGGTCTTGGTTCACTGCTTCATGTCGCCAAGGAGCAAGGTTGGGAGCCTTCGCAAGACCATCGCGCCATGAACGTTGATGATTCGACGCTGGAACACGCCTCAAAAATACTGGAAAAGATGAGTCTTGATCAGATGGAATTAACTGTCCGTACACCAAACGTGGCTGAAGGGTCTGGCTCTGCGCCAAAGAAGAAGACAACGAAGGCGTCTCGTGGATGGAACAAGCAATCGCAGGATGAGACAGAAGGAGAATCAAAGGGACGCAATGAATCATCGGATGTCATCACCACTAAGGTCCATCAACTTTACGGAAGCATTCTGAAATACAGCGAAAATCAAGGATGTTTTTATATTTATGAGCATCGCAGCCCTGGGGTCTGGTCCTCTCTTTCCGATGTGGAAATGAAAGGTTGTATTAAGGACAAGCTGGATTTCCTGCGGGACATGGTATTGCCCCGTGGCTACAGCATGAACATGATCAACGATGTCATGGAGCAGCTGCGGATTTCAACCATCCATGACGAATGGTACGAGGGCAATGAATACCTGCTGTTCACCAATGGAATCTTGGATGTCAACACCAAGGAGCTGCTGCCCTTCGATCAGGAAATGTATATGACGCAACAGTTGCCCTACGACTACGATCCCGGGGCAACATGTGAACCAATCATTAAGTGGCTGAAAAATGTACAGGACAACAGCTGGGGTCGCGTTCAGGTATTGCGGGCTTGGCTGCGAGCAGTCTTGCTGAGCCACTCTGAAATACAAAAGTTTGTTGAAATCGTTGGCCCAGGGAAGTCCGGTAAATCAACATATGCCAACCTGGCCCACGCCCTGGTCGGTGATGACAATGCAATGATCTCCTCCTTGGAACACCTGGAGAAGAACCGCTTTGAAACCGCAAATCTCTACAAGAAAAAACTACTGCTCTTCAATGATGTGGAGCGATATGGTGGCTCTGTTTCTGTACTCAAGGCAATCACTGGACGTGACTTGATTCGTAAGGAGCGTAAGTTCCAGGCTGGTTCACAAAAGCCCTTTAAGTTCAACGGGCTTGTCATCATCACTGCCAATGAACCCATTCAAACTACTGACCCAACTTCTGGTTTGGCTCGTCGTCGTCTCACCATTCCTTTTGATAAGCCTTTTACTGGCAACTCTGCAGAGCAAAGGATCCTCATTGACATGGACGATAACGGCCGTCCGTTCGGAGATTTTGCAGCTCTTCTGCCTGGACTGGTGAATTGGGTGCTCGACATGGGCGAAGCAGAGATGCGTGAGTACCTCATGGAAACAACCAAGAAGGTTGACTTCTTTGCCCGGCATCATCGTGAACAGATCCTAAAGTCCAACCAAATCATGGATTGGATGGAGCATTGTGTTGTGTTTGACCCAGGCGTTTCTACATCTATTGGTCTTGCTAAACACGCATCTGGTGGTAGCAGCAATATCTACACGGCTTGGGATACGTTACTCTACGCCAGCTACTGTGAATTTTCCCGTGCATCCAACAGTAATGTGCTGGGCCGCAGCCGATTTGAAACCCTGTTGATGGACGTTTGCGTGCACCAGCTGCAACTCAATGTCTATAAATTTAAAAAGCAACGCTGCGGTCTGCGCGTTGTCAACATCGCTTGCCGTGCGTCAGACGATAAGTATGCCGAGTATCCATCCATCGTGGAAGTTGGTTTGAATAAAGAGGAATGGCGTATTTACTACGGTGATGTGTTAGATAAGACAACCAATGACAAAATAGAAGTTAATGAAGAAGAGTAACCGTGAGCAACGGACGACACCTCATACTGGATTTGTATGAGTGCGATAAAAAAATCCTTGATGATTACGACGAGTTGTCGGGGTTACTTGAGACTGCCTTGTTGATGGCAAACGCTACCATTCTGAGGATTTTTGGTGAAAAATTTAAGCCGCAAGGGGTGACGTTGCTGGCATTGCTTGCTGAATCTCATGCATCCATTCACACGTGGCCTGAGTTGGGGTATTGCGCTGTCGACTTATACACCTGTGGTGATAAAACAAAAACTCATAAAGCGGCTGAGTTTTTAAAACACAAACTCAAGGCCAAAATAGCAGAAGAAAAACAACTCATACGGTCAACTACCCCGTCAATTTGTGTATAGTTAAACGAGATATTTACAATTAAATGACTAAACCTAAACTTTTGTGGTGCGGCGATATTGTCGCAATGACGGGTTTTGCGCGTGTTACAGAAAACGTAATTTCTAGGTTGAAAGATGATTTCGAAATTGTTGTTCTAGGTAATAACTGGTGGGGCGACCCAACGCCTCTGCAACAACAATTTAAAATGTATCCTTCTTCCAACAGGCATCAGACCGAGCCTTTTGGTGTGCAGCGCATTCGTGAAATTATTGAACGTGAACAGCCTGACCTGGTGTTCACCATGAATGATATGTGGATTATTAATGAGCAATATAAGCAAATTAAAGATTTGCATGACAACAAAAAATTTAAATTCGTGGGTTATGCTCCCATGGATTCATACAACTGGATGGGGGCACTCGCTGATACCGCAAATGATTGGGATGCCGTAATTTCTTACACAGAATTTGGTGCACATGAATTTATTAAAGCTGGCATTTCTAAAACAATCTCAATCATCCCTCATGGCGTAACCCCTGGACAGTTTTATCCCAAAGATAAAGCTGACGCACGCAAAAAACTGGGCCTGCCGTTAGACGCTTTTATTGTCTTTAACGGTAACCGCAATCAATTCCGTAAACGTATTGATTTAACAATCTCTGCTTTTGCAAAGTTTGCAAAAGACAAACCTGACGCCCAGTTGTATTTACATATGGGTCTCAAAGATCAGGGTTGGGACGTAATGCCGGTATTTGGTCGGGAGATGATGAAGCAAGGACTTGATCCCAATGGCCGATTAATTTTGACTGTAAATAGTCCCATGCCACCCAACGTTGACGTAGAGTCGCTCAACGATATTTATAATGCTTGCGACATTGGCATCAACACCTGTAAAGGCGAAGGCTGGGGGTTGGTCAATTTTGAACACGCAGCATGTAAGGTTGCGCAAGTTGTCCCAAACCACACGTCTTGCAAAGAAATTTTTGAGGGCTATGGCAAGTTGATCGAATGCAATCACATTGATGTGGATATAAATTTTGCACGCGAAATGCCATGTCCATCTGATGATCATTTGGCAAAAATTTTGACTGAACTTTACGAGGATCGTGATGAATTAAATCGCGTGGCTGAAACATGCTATACACGCGTCACGGATGCTCAATTTTCTTGGGAAACGGTAGCCTCTAAATTTGGCGGTGCTTTTAGGGATGTTCTTAATGGTTCTTACCAAGTGCAGCCAGCAGAAAAGCCAACTGAAATCGTGTCAAACCAAAAGAAACGCAAGAAGCCACGCAGACCTTTGGCTGCTGCCGTATAGACGCCTCCCACCTTTTCCCTGTCAATGCCATCGCCTCTTCACGGGGGCGATTTTTTTGTATACAAATAAGTCTTATTTGTTATTGCAAGACTATTTAGGGGTTGCCGTGCAGAAAACAGAGAATACGATTATTTTTGCTCTTAGGTGAAGGTCGGTACATTTTGGCGATTATGTAGGCGTTTATTCTGCTTCTTATGAGACTCAGTAGGTAAACAAAGAATACGTTACTACACAACGCCTAGAATGTACCGAGTATTATTATTAAGCAAAATTAGTTCTATTCTCTGTTTTGCCTCACAACTACAAGGCGTTGCCGCCCCTGTGGCACCTCACCGAGCTATTGGAACTAACTGACGAGCATCCCAGTGGATTGCGCTGGAAGGGATCGGGGGAATTCGTTAAACGTCTTCACAAGCAGTCGGGTTTTTATTTGTTGTCCATCGACAATGAGGTTTATTTTGCCCATCGCATCGTTTATTATTTACGTACTGGCAAGTGTCCGGATTCCCATGGGGTAAAGCACCACCATTACAACAAGCTATTGGATAATCGCAAAGAGTTGTATCCTTGCTGGGCGCCGCGCAAGGCCAAGGCAAAACCCACGCTGGATCTTAAGTGATGGCCAATTTAATTTCTAACTTAGAAAAAACTAATTTCCGTTACGTTCCAGATATTGATTCTTTGGATGAAGAAAGGTTAAAAGACCTTGGTTATTACAGGGGATATCCTTGTCCTCATCGGCATCGTATTCGAGATATTCAATATCATTGGTGTTATCACTGCGCAATCAAAATTAAATCAAATATATGTGGATTTAATTTAAATTTTATTCATCCTTATTACAACCATAAATATGAAACACTTTGGGGCAAAATTGCTATTGGTCACCCAGAAGATTGCTGGGAAATTAATTTGCCTGGTTCCAAGTCTCCTAGACGCATTCATTTTCCTTCTTACCGTGCTTTTTATACCGGGCGTGCATCTGAAAATGTGATGCCACAAAAAGCTATTTATCAGTGTGCTTGGGGGGATGTCGGCTCTTTAACTATTAGCAAATCATGCGGGAATCCTTGGTGTTGTAATCCACTTCATTTAATTTCTAGTTGGAATTTGGGGATGCCTCCGGTTAAAGTGCATCCTTTTGTTTTGGAATTTAAACCAGAATTGTTAATGCTTCTACACAAGGCGATTTCTTTGGGTAAAGAAAAAGAAGTTATTGAGCAATATTACAAACAAACCATACGACATCCGTTGTGTGCTCCTCCCCCACCTGAATATGATGAAGGATAAATAGGCCGCGTTTACAATAAAGAAATGAAATGAATCTTTAATAATGTCGCGTAGTGTAGTTACAGCACAATCCCAACGCACTCAAGCAAATCCCCTTGTTTTAGGAACTTTTTCTGAAACTTCTTTACGTTATTTGCGTGGAAGTCTTGGTCCTAAAAATATTGTCGTTGGACGTGCTGATACAAGAAGCCAATCAAATGGCGGTTTTGGTGGTGGTACTTATAATCATTGGTTTCAAATTAATTTAACAAAACCTGGTTGGATTATTCTTGCAAAAGGACCGCCGCGCCCACAATATATCAACGTTTCTGCCTATGACTTAAACCATAATCCAATCATTGGTTTACCTATTTTTGATGCAGATTCGGTTACTAATGGCATAAATAACGTTGGCGAAGTTTATATACCGTATTTAAATACGGTAATGAAAGCCCAATCGGATTTATATAATACTTTTTCACATTGGCGGTTAGACCGTGGAGATGATCGTTATTATGCGTTATCAGCTGGTAGCTATTTAATTTGTATTTCCACGACACGTAACGAACCGCTTCAATATGAAGTTGGAGTTGTTATTGAATTTTCTCCTACAGAAATATTTATTTCTTTAGAAGATGAAAATGAAATTTCTTATATTCTTCAGGAAACTGTTGTTGATTTTGCGCGAACAATAGAAGTTCCATCAATTGTCACTACAAACACTACTATTTCAACTGATGTTAACAGGCCAAACGGTTTTACGGAAAATTCTTGTCAAATTAACTCAGGTGTTACGGTTACTGTTTTATCGTTTGCAACGTGGTTAATTGGAGAACAAATTCCTTTGGTTCAAACACCAGCTTATAAAATACTTGCAGAACCAGCAAATGATGATTATTTTGATACTATTCACGATCATTCCTTAACTGAATGGGTTAACTCTTGGGAGTCTCAACACCAGGATACTAATAAATTTCCTGATCTTTTTATCCCACTAACTAACCGACTATGAAAAAATTTTTTATGTTTTTATTAGTTGTTTTACGGTTAAAAAACAAAAAGAATAAAAATTGTTTAGATTCTTATTGTGCCCAAAATCCTTGGGCTGCAGAATGTCGTATTTATGATGTCTAATGGACAATGAAAGGATTCAGGTTACAACGGATAAAAAAGATTGGGACGACTTTTTTGCCGGATGGGATGATCCTCAAGATGCGCTTAATTCCTTGGGTTCATACGAAGAACGGGTGCGTGTGGCTTGCGAGCTTAGCGGTAGGCAAATCAAAAAGACAAATCAACGATTGGATGACTCAAAAGAAAAAAAAATCCGTGTCACGCTTGAGTTCGAGTTTGACAGGTAAAGTGGGTAATAGAACGCAAGCCATTGCTATCCGTCAACTTCGCCAATGGATGACTGAGATTTCGGAAGGGGATTCTATTTGTTTACGTTGTGAGTGTGTTTTATCTGATAAACAATTTAAAATTTGGAAACGTTGGTTTTTGAAACATGAAGATAAACGATGGGAAATATCAGATGAATTTAAATCTTTTTTCTTTTATAGATCCAGGTTTGTAGAATAAAGAAAGATACATTGAAACCATGCAAAATTTTGAAAAACTGTTGCAATTTGCTCTCGCATTACATGCTGTTGCATCTGCTATTTGCGCTTTGACCCCAACTCCTTCTGACGATAAGTTTGTTGGAAAGGTTTATAAACTTATTGAAAGCTTAGCCTTAGTTGTTGGCAAAGCAAAGCAACGCTGATTAATTGGGTACGGCTTGAAACCACCAAACACAACCACCCTGTTCTTCTGCCCATTTATGTGTAACGTATGCCTGTTTCCTGGGTAACGTTACACATTTTTTCGTTTTTAACTTCCCAGCAAATATTAACAAGTATGTGCGGATTCCTTTTATAATCATTTATCAATAATCCCATCTAACTCTTGGTTTTTCATTTCGCATTCCAAGATGAACAAAACCTTTTGGTGCGCCGTAACCAACAGAGTAAGGCCAGTTTTTGTCACACCAATCTTGTACGGCGTAAATATCAACTCCTGTAATATAAAAATCAATAGCTCCAACACTTGGCGCTGAATAAAGATGTTCAGAATTAGTTGCGCCTCCCACAGCTTTATTAATAGCAGGAGGTCTATTACCACTGGTAATGATTAAAGGTTTATTGCCAAATTGAATTCGTACTTTTTCAAGAAAGCGACAAAGTTCAAGCGCTGTATCACATTGATATTGTTTATCAAATCTCCGAGATTCTTGGTTTAACGTTAATTCACCATATGTAATATGTGGTGTAATTTTATAATTAAATGGGCTCCAGGGATTAAATTTTTGTGCTTGCGGCGGAGCTGTTGTATCATTTTTATTTCCATTCGTTTTAAGTTTATTATCCATTATCTGGATAAGTTTTGTTCCATAATGTGGATCGGTAGCGTAACCTTCTTTGGCTAGAAGCTCAGCGCATTCATTTCGGCTTTCAGCTCGATTAACTCCTTTGTATCCTTTATAGTCTTTATACCAACGAGCTACTAAATAATCAATGCAAGCATATAAATCTGAAAACCGTTTAAACCAAGCAGTAATTGTGACTTCTTTGCCGTTATATATTTCTTTAGTTGGTACATAACAGCCGTTGCCTTGTGTGTCTTTGATACCAAAATAATTATGATTGCATGCAACGCTTTTGCCCCAAGCACTTTCTAATGCCCATTGCGCCGCAACAACCTCTGGATGCTTAGCACCGGCTTTTGTTGCAGCTTTAATTACACCTTCCCATGTATTTGGAAAATCTTCGTTTATTTTTTTGTCGCTCCTGTATTTATTTTCAAATTCTTGCAATAAATCTTTGTGTATAGTTTGTTGAAGCCATTCCCACGCTTCTATTTGATGTGGTAATTCTTTGTAGAATTTAGCAGCGTCTTTTAAATTAATTGTCATTGCAATTTACGTGGGTATTTCTGGCCAATCAATATTTACAGGAAAACCGGATTGTTTTGTTATATCGCGTAATTTTGAACGATATTCTTGCCACTTACTTTGATTTACTGGGGCATCAATGGTTTGTGTCCAATCACATAAAAGAAGAAGTTTGTTTCTTTTATCTCGAGCTGCAAAAGCATAGCTTTCTAGTTTGTGCTGAATGTTTTCGGAGGACTCATTTTCTATTCTCCACGTAGTTACATAAGCGCCATCCCTATACTCAATTCCATTTGGAACTGCTATTTGGGTATAAGTAACTTCTGGTGCCCGAGTTTCTTCTACCCAAGCATAGTTATCTGGTGGAACAAATGGGCTAATAAAACTTGTGTTTCGGTGGCGTAATTTAATGTCTCCTTCATACAAAGGGTACTCAACAATTTTGCCGTCTTGAATAAAAGCGTATGCCATCGTTATTTATGCCATTAGTAACCGAAGAGGTTCGTTTTAGTTAATGTGAAAGAAGTTGTAGACGAAGTGAAGAATGAGCCAGAACTTGTTAATGCGCCAGCGGCTGTCGACATGGTAGGCGTTCCCCCTGTACATGTTCCCGTTGCTTCAGTATAAGCGCTTGCTGCGTATACATACGAACCAAAAGTTCCTGTTATTGTACCATCTACAAAAAATTTTAAAACGCTGCCACTTTCGGTGCCTCCAGATTTTAGGGCACATGATGTAACTACAGTGTTATCTTTTACTTGACAGCCTCCCGCATAACGAATATGTATATTAGTAATTCGAAGAGATCTTTGGAATTGTAATGCTCCATTTGTATTATACTTTGCAAAAAGTATCTTGCCCGAATTTGTTACACCGTCATCCATGATAACAAATACATTTCCACTGCTATCTGTGCTAATTGCACCGGGGCTGGAAAAACTTGAGACAAAATTAAACTCTCTTTGCCATTGAAGAGTTCCGGTTGAATTAAGTTTTGCAATATTCATGCGATTGCCATAGTTAATTTGAGAAATGGTATAAATATTATCCGAAGAATCTACTGTGACATCGTTAATTTGAACACCAGAAACATTGGTAAGATTTCTTTGCCATTGAACTGTGCCTGCACTATTTGTTTTAATGATTAGTCCGCTCGGTGTTAGATTTGAAAAGCCCACTGAAATAATGCTATTAGTGGAATCAGCAACGCACTGAGACAGTTTACTTCCATTTGTTAACGTATGTACGTTTTGCCACTGCACTGTACCTGCGTTGTTGTATTTAACAACATACCCACTTGTTCCAATTTGTCCAACAACAACCGGATTTCCACTGACATCTATATTCATTCCACCCGGAGTAGAAAAATCCGTTCCTTTATTAAGCGCTCTTTGCCATTGAAGAGTTCCGCTAGAATTATATTTTGCAATTATTTGGGCACCGTAAAGTGTAACAGGACTACCGAATGTAAGATAAACAAAATTACTTGAATCGGTTATAACACGCGCAGGATCGCCTTCGCCGTTGCCGCTAACCAAAAGTCTTTGCCAGTTAACTGCACCTGTAGATGAAAACTGGAGCAAAAAAGCATCAGCATTACCGCTTGCATTTGTACTTCCAACAACATAATAATTACCCTCTCTTGTGCTATCAACCGCCGCCCAGTTGGCACTTATAGTACCTGCACCTGTGCTGTTAGCAATGTTTACAACCCATGCGGTGAATGGGACTGAATACGCGCCAAATAAAATACTACTGTTTAAAAATGTAGACATATATTGTTAGTTGTTGTAGTTAATTTGGCTAGAGCCACGCCAGCGGGTTCCTCCATCGTCTGTAATAAAACTAAAAACATGTGTTTTACCTGAAGTTAACGTAGGAGCAATAGCGCCAGGCCATTCTAGGTTTGCAAACCATGTTACGGTTCCCGCTGTGTGCGTCAATTCTAATATAAAAGAGTAGGCTCTACTTGCTGGAACATTGCTAACAGTAAAAGAACTATTAGCTGAAATTGTTTTTGTAAAGTAGTTTCCACTGGAACAATCAACGTTTAATGCAGCAATTGCGTTAACATTTTGAGCAATTGCACCGCTAAAGTCACTAAAAACGTTGGTGACTACACTCGTACGTCCAGCTGCTAGTTTTGTATAAACACCAGTTGTAAATTGAGAAGAAGTACCCGTTACAGTTATACCGGTAACACTGGTGGTAAAGTTACCTGCAACAAAGTTAGCTGTTGTACCTGTATGAGTAGGTCCTAAGACCGTAAGACCACTTACTTGAGTTGTAAATACACCTGACTGAAAGTTAGCTATTGTACCTGTATGAGTAGGTCCAAGGACTGTTAATCCGCTTACTTGAGTAGTAAATACACCTGACTGAAAGTTAGCTATTGTACCTGTATGAGTAGGTCCAAGGACTGTTAATCCGCTTACTTGAGTAGTAAATACACCTGACTGAAAGTTAGCTGTTGTACCTGTATGAGTAGGTCCTAAGACCGTAAGACCACTTACTTGAGTTGTAAATACACCTGACTGAAAGTTAGCTATTGTACCTGTATGAGTAGGTCCAAGGACTGTTAATCCG